GACTTCCATGATGACGGCACTAATTACAAATACAACGGCGTAGGCATCTCATTCGAGGCGGACGCTGTAGTTAACCGCGTGGTCGTAACAGGCTTGAATGGCAATACGGCAACAGCCACCGACGCAGGTTCAATCGCCACATATTTCATTCAGACCGACAGCATCACTAACAGCCTGCTACACGTGCAGGGAGAAATTGACACCGCCGCGTCTTACCTGTTGAACCCTGAACCCGAGGCACGGTACACCAGCGTTGAAACCGCATTCCTGATGCTGACCACAGCCCAAAAAGACACCCTGGCAACTTTAGAAATAGGCGACACCATCACCGTACAAAAGACATTCCCAAGCGGTGCCGGCACGACCCAGTTGGCGCAAGAGCTGTCTGTTGAAGGCATTGAGCATTATCTGGATTTCTCTACAGGCCACAGAGTGCTTTACTCAACCGCGCCAACCACGATCGTGTACGAGTTAATATTGAATGACGCCGTATATGGCACACTCGATGCAGAGAATGTTTTAGGATAAGGAGCACTATGCCGATCACTACATACACCGCAGGCGAAGTTCTTACAGCAGCCTCACTCAATGCCAACTTCGCGGCGGGTGGTCTTCAACTTGTAAAAACACAAACAATTGGAACTGCTGTCAGTTCTGTGGCTGTGACAGGGGCGTTTAGCGCAACCTATGACGCTTACAAAATCTTGATAACTGGCGGTGTTGGTAGTGCTAACGGAAGTTTGCAAGTGCAAATGGGTTCAACTACTACTGGATATTACGGTGGCGCAATCGGTGTAAGTTTTGCTGGTGTGTCTGACAATATCGGACAAGCAAACGGCGCTAATTTTACAAACTTTGGTAGAGGTTCAGCAGACGGTCTTTATCTAAATATGGATTTGGGAAACCCATTCCTTGCTAAAAACACTTTCGCTCAATCGACATGGATTGTGAACCTCACAAACGGTAGAGCAAGAATAAATGGGTCATATCTAAACGACACAACCTCTTACACAGGCTTCACCATAATTCCTGAAACTGGAACGCTTACTGGTGGAACTATACGCATTTACGGATATGTAAACAGTTAGGACAACAAAATGACATACGAAGAAGCCGTAGCAATGTATCCACGCAACGAAGTGTTTATACAAACTGACAACAAAGAACGTCAAATGACACCTGCAGAATACGAAGCATTTATTCAACGTCAAGTTGATTACGTCCCATTGTCGTAATGCGCTGGCGTTACCTTATCGGCTACGTAGCGCTAATCGCAGTCGTCTTGTGGGGATGCGCTGGCTGCGGTTATGACGGCTCATATCGCTACCCATGCCAAGACCCAGCCAACTGGACTAAACCAAAATGCGAACCACCGATCTGCAATCCATCTGGAACGTGTACAAGGGATTTGATTTATGAGACCACGCCTTAAGCCTGAAGAGCTTCACGCTCGACTAATCGTTGTGGTGGGCATAGTCCTTGCTGGCGTGTTTGCGATAACCGTGATCGGGTTTGTGTACGCGCTTATGTTTGTGACCCAGCCGATAGACAAACAAGCACCCAATGACGCCGCGTTCATAGACCTGCTATCCACGCTGACTGTGTTTATGACCGGCACGTTGTCAGGTCTTGTGGCCTCAAACGGGCTAAAATCTAAACCGAAGGAGCCAACCAATGAAACCAAGTGACAAAGCCTTACTCGCCTCATACGGTCGCTCAATGCTCGCTGCCGTCGTTGCGCTTGCAGTAACAGGCAACACCGACCCATCCGCATTGTTAGCAGCTGCGATCGGCGCGGTCTGCCCAACAGCGTTGCGCTACTTCAACCCAAAAGACATGAAGTTTGGTCGTGGCAGTAGCAAAGGCTAAGGCTGGCGTGCCAAACGCACGCGACTACATAGGCAACGCAGACGGTGCATCACCAGCGCCCCGTGCCGGCATGAACGAGTTCATAAAACAAGTGACGGCGCACTCAAATGGCGCGTTTGTCAATCTCGGAAGTTGGGGCCAGCGCGACGTCAAGGGGAAACCAGGAACTTTAAGCGTTCACGCAACAGGCAGGGCGTGGGATGCTGGATTTACTACAAGCGAAAAACACCCAAACGCAACACGCAAAAACGCTAAAGAATTCATTGACAAAATGATTGCGCATGCAAATGATTTGGGCATACAAATGGTGATTGATTATTTCCCAAAAGAATTCGGCGCGGCATGGCGTTGCGACCGACAGGCTTGGAAAAACTATGACAGCAAAACCGTGTCAGGTGCACCTGGCGGGCGGTGGTTCCACATTGAGATTTCTCCACAGGCTGCCGACTCGGTAATCTTCGTTAAAGCCGCATTCTTAAAGGTATTCGGGGAAATCCCACCTAAGGCTTGATCTATGTTCTAGGGTCGAAGTACCGACAAAAGGACAGGCAATGACTGACCCCCAGATATTTGATTACAGCGTCTATACGGGAGTGATGGACAACGGCCAAGAAATCTTGGTGCAGATATTTACCAGCCCAGAGTCGGGCAAGTTCCTACTGGGACAAATCGCATTCAGAACGCTCACCTCAAGTTGGGGTCAGCCCATACCTTTGGAGAAACGATGAACTACTTTGCAGAAAAAATTATAGGGCTAGTGCTTTGTACCGTCTTCGGCTTTACGGTCGCTGTGGGGGCTCCTGACGCGTCTGGTAGCCCGTCTGGGACTATCGCTTTAGCGCCATTTTTGATAGAACCAAGCACCACGACATCGAGCACGTCGTCCACGATTTACATTGACCCGTACAGCTCGGCTTGTGAGCAGTTCAGCGCGCTTGCCGTAAACCTTGGCTGGCCTGCCGATCAGCGCACCGTGCTCGAATCGGTGATGTGGCGTGAATCAAATTGCACACCAAACGCATACAACAGCAAAGACCCAAACGGCGGGTCGCGTGGACTAATGCAGATCAACGGATTTTGGACACCATGGCTTACTGATGCCGGTATTATTACCGAAGCAGAAAACCTGTTACAGGCTCAAACTAATTTGATCGCAGCGTTAGCGATTTACAACTACGGCGTAGAACGTCACGGTTACGGCTGGGGGCCATGGAGTGCAACAAAATGAGTGAAGGCGTGGCATGGAACCAAGGCGAACTATCAGAAGAAACCCGACGAATGGTAATCGAGCAAATGATGACAACTAAACACGACATGGCAATCTTCAATTTGATCAACGAAATTGCAGACATAAGCACTAATCCGCACGCAAGCATCATTCAGCGTCTTAAAGGCATGAAGAACTCGTTGTCATTAGAAGAACCAATGCCACTCCACGATGTGACTACACTTGACTTAGCAATCAAAGCACTACAAGCACATTCCTAAACCGACTAAAGGAGATTCCGACAATGGCACTAGAAAAGTATTTAGAACGCATCAGCTTGAACCAAATTGACAACGCTGGATACGTTGCGAGCATTTTGCAAGATGAGTTTGATCATCAAATAACGACAGCAGATTTGCTTGATGTTCTCGCAATAGCAGGATTATTGCTCACACCAATAACTGTTGACCACATGGTTCCATGTGATGAAGAAGGAAACAAAGTTGCAGCAACTTCGCTTGCATATTTTGGACATCTTGAAATCATGAAGCGTGAAGCAAAATGAAAACTTGCACAATTTGCAAAGGCACAATTGCCTACCCAGACATTCAAGGCAAAACACACTTCGTATGTGACGGCCGTGTGCCGGCAAGAAAACCGTTTGCTGTTGGCATGGCATTATCGCAAGCAAGCGCAGATACCAAATGGACACCTGAAGAACAACGCAAAGTTGATGCTGCGATTGTGCACGTTGCGCGCGCTAAAGGGTTTTTCACATCTGACGACATTTGGAAGCACCTGGGCGATCAATTCCCAGTTACCAAAGGCATCGCTGGACGGCTTAACGCAGCTGCACGTCGTGGCATTATTCGCAACACAGGCGAACTGGCATACGCCCAGCGCGGTGGCGCACATGACCATGCACAACGTCTAAGCGTCTGGGCAGGCATCTAATGGGCTTTGACCTAAGCAACTACGAAACAGTTGAGCAACGCTTGGTGCGCTGGTGGGCTGCATATCCGAACGGGCGCGTGTACACGATGATGATGAACTACACAGGCGATGCTTGCGTGTTCTATTGCGAACTGTACGCCGACAAAGAAGACAAGGTGCCAGTCGCTACGGGCTACGCAGAAGAAGTTAAAAGCGACCGCGGTGTCAATGCCACGTCGTTTGTGGAGAACTGTGAGACCAGCGCAATTGGTCGCGCCATTGCCAATTGCCCATTACAGGCGCCTGCTAGTGGCCCTAGACCGTCACGCAATGAGATGCAAAAGGTCGAGCGCCTAACTACACCACCGCAACCGCAAGTGCACACACCCTCTGGTGCATTTGCCACACCCAAGCAAATTGGCTACATCAAGAAACTTGCCAAAGATGCCGGCATGGACGATCTTCGATTGTTGGAGTTAATCCAGCGCGAACTGAACAGCGATGAAGCCGTGTTAGAGCTGTTGAAATCACATGAAGCAAGCAGAATTATTGAGGTACTAAAATGACGTTGGATGAACTGATTACAAACATTGAGCGCCTGCAGGTTGTGTATAACAGCATGGTTGACCCTGAACAGCACGAGGCAAGGCAATACGTGCGTTGGGCTATTAAGCAGCTTGCAGACAAGACGTACATGGCATCGCTCTAATGAAGTTAAACCCAAAGATCAGCGAAGCCGACTTCAAAGACATGGTGATCAGCGTTGCAAAGCGTTACGGCTGGTTAGTGCATCACGATCTGCCGGCACAGAACACTCGAGGACGCTGGATGACGAACGTGCAAGGCGATGTGGGTTTCCCTGATCTGTTCATGGTGCACCCATTCCAAGGCGGTCGGCCGTTAGTCATTGAGTTAAAAGCAGAGAAGGGCAAGTTGACGCCTGGACAAAAGATTTGGTTAAACGCTTGCGAAATGGCTGGATGCCATGCAGCGGTATGGAAGCCCAGCGACATGGAGTACATTCTCTACACTCTCAGCAATCCCAGACAGTAAACAATCGGCTAGTAGCACGACCTAAGCCATTCGCACGGCAGTTGGTGACACACGGCAACGTGGGTAGATCGGCGCGCCCCGAATCATGCAAGACGAAATGAAACGGGCAAAGCGCCGAGGCGAGCCGTAAACATAATCGGCTAGTGAATGCAAAGGGAACCAGGATGGGCAATCTGGTGGGTGGAGCATTCACACATCTCTTGACCTGCAGATGACATACAGTTAACAAACAAAGAAAGCACAGACATGAACCCGACAACAAACATGACAAACAACTACCGAGGACAAGGCGCGCAAGCGCCGCGTCAGCGCAAGCGAAGCGCGCGAGCATGACACGCGAACGACAAGAAAAAGACACACCGATCTACAAGCAAGCACGAGCAGAACTACTGCGCGACTCACCGCTATGCCATTGGTGCAAACGAAACACAGCAACAGAACTAGACCACCTAGTCGAATCAGACAAAGGCGGGTCAATAGAAGACGGATACGTTGCAGCATGTAAGACATGCAACTCTGCGCGCGGAGCAACATACCGAAACAAAAAACTTGCAAACGCAAAACAAAACCGTGAGAAAGCAATAAACGATTTTTTGTATGCGGAGCGACTGCCCCCGAGCCCCATGCTTCATTTTGTCGCCACCAGCCCAGATCAGCCTGAACCAGCGCCAACTGGCCATGACCGACCGCGCTTAGAAACGATGGTGCCCGATCATGCCGGCTCACTAGCTGGACTTGTGGGGGACATGGCCCAGAAGGTACTTGGGGTCACTTTGATGCCATGGCAAATGCACGCTCTTGAGGGGATGCTTGCGGTTGACGCTGATAACAAGTTTGTGCATCGCTCGAGTCTTGTTTCGGTTGCGCGTCAGAACGGCAAGACGACAATCATCCAAGCGCTAATTTTGTTTTGGCTTGTGGAGATGCCAAAGATTCGAGGCGGTAAGCAGACCGTTGTTTCGGGCGCGCACAGACTTGATCTTGCGTGCTTGTTGTTTGATGATTTGGCACCAATCCTTGAGGAGTATTACGGCGCCAAAATTGTCAAGTCGTACGGCCGTTATCAGGCGACCATGCCAGACGGCAGCAAGTGGTGGGTCAAAGCATTGAAGCCGAATCAAGGTCACGGTATGTCAATTGACTTGGTGATCGTGGACGAACTCTTTGACGTGAACCCCGACTCGGTAGAAGGCGGTCTGTTGCCGGCACAGCGCGCTCGCAAAAATCCGCTGGCGTGTTTCTTCTCTACAGCTGGCACCGAGGAATCTGTGTTGTTCCAGCGTTGGCGTGAGGCAGGCATTCGAGCCATTGACAAAGGTGAGCCGTCCACGATGTACATGGCGGAATGGTCGCCTGACCCAAGCCTTGACCCGCTGCATCCTGCGTCATGGGCGTGGGGTAATCCTGCACTTGGTTACACCTTGGACATGGACACAATTAGGCAAGAATCGACTAACCCTGATCGCGCCAGCTTCCTCAGAGCGAGTTTAAATTTATGGGTATCGGTCGTGCGTGGCTGGATTTTGCCGGGTGCCTGGCCGTTATTGGAATACCACGGTGAGATACCTAACGGTGGCGTCGTGGCCATTGAGTCTTCGCTGGACGACTCAAGATACAGCGCGACCAGATGCGTTAACCTGCCAGACGGTCGGGTGCTAGTCACCGTCGCATTCATTGCCGAGTCAATCACAGAGCTGTGGGACAACGTGCAAGAACTTGCTAAAGACCCGACGATCAGGTTTGCGTTATCGCCGACTGTGGACGCAACTTGCCCGCCAAACATTGAGCGCCGCCGAGTCGTTGTTGGCTATGCAGAACTTGGACGGTTTACACCGCTTGCCAAGAATATGATCGCCGAAGCGCGACTGTTGCACACAGGAGAAAAATTGTTAGCCGAACATGTTCAGCGCGCTGTCGCTGTTCGCACCGATAACACAATCGTGCTGTCAAGCAAGCGATCACCTGGGCCTATTGAGTTAGCACGCACAATGGTCTGGGGTATTGGCATGTGTGCGCGTCCAGTCAGTTCGGGTAAACCCATGCTGGTGGCTGTTAACCAGTAACATTCTCGTCGGCGACCGCACGTTCTTGCCTTTTGTCGGAATCGGATAAGTCTCGTGCGGTTGCCACTTATATGGCAAAGTGGTAACTATGGCGATCTTTAACAAAACCAAAAAAGCAGCAATCAGTCCAGCGCCAGCAAAGGCAGCTGCGGCTGGTGGTTTCTCACCTGGTTACTCGTCGTCCAATGTTGGCGTAAACATGATCGGCCAGTATTACACCTATCGCGAAGGTGAGTTGAGGGCGGCGGCGGTATCCATCCCTGCCTTGAGTCGTAGCCGAGATTTGCTTGCGTCGGTAATTGGTTGCATGCCATTGCGAATGTACAACGAAGTTTGGAACGAAGACGAAGAAGAAATGGAGCGCAAATATATTGCGCCTCGTAGTTGGTTGCGTCGCCCAGACCCAACCGTCAACTACAACTTCCTAATGTCATGGACGTTTGACGATCTTTATTTTTTTGGTCGCGCATTTTGGTACATCACGTCGCGCACAGCTGACGGATACCCGGCATCGTTTACTCGACTGCCTGCAGGCTCGGTTACAACTACCGATCAGGCTGGCCCAGTTTGGTTTGCCCCGTCTTCGCAGGTTTATTTCCAAGGTGGCGAAATTGACCCTGCAAACCTTGTGCAATTCTTGTCGCCAACTCAAGGATTGGTTTACTCCTCACAGGCTGCGATTGAAACCGCGCTAAAGATTCAAGAGGCGCGCAATCGCAATGCGAGCTCATCGATTCCAGCGGGCGTCTTAAAACAAACGGGAGGCGAACCCTTGAGCGCGCAAGAACTTGCTGATCTTGCTGCAGCATTTAACGCCGCGCGCGCAACCAATCAGACCGCAGCGCTTAACGAATACTTGTCTTACGAGCCGACCACAATGTCACCAGACAAGATGTTGTTGATTGAGTCTGCCAACTACAGCGCGCTGGAAACTGGTGGCCGTGTCGGAAACGTACCGCCATATTTGCTCGGAATATCTACGGGGTCGTACTCATATACCTCATCACAAAATGCACGTATGGACTTGATGTTTTTTGGGGTCAAAATGTACGCAGACGCAATCGCCGAAACATTGTCAATGAATAATGTTCTGCCAAATGGAACTTTTATTGCCTTTGATTACGAATCGTATTTAGAAGAAAATTACCTTGCCGACACAATGGAAAACACACAAACAGTTATAGAAGAAAACACACAAGAGGAGATCGCATCATGATCAAACTAATCGCAGGAGATTTCACGCTGGACGCCGCCAAGGGCGACGCGCCACGACGCACCATCTCGGGAACAGCAGTTCCCTACAACGTGCCGGCAACAGTTTCGGATGGAACCCAAGTGATCTTCCGCCCAGGCTCATTACCGGTTGAGGGCAAAGCACCCCGTCTGTTTATGTACCACGATGCTTCAATGCCAGTCGGAATTGTGACCGAGCGCGTAGATACTGAACAAGGAATGTTGTTTACAGCAAAAGTAAGCGCCAGCTCCCAAGGGCAAGACGCCATGATCATGCTCCAAGAAACCGTTATTGACCAAGTTTCCGTTGGCGTAAATCCGACCAAATTCTCATACGACGAAGCAGGAACCATGATCATCGAAGCGGCTGACTGGACAGAGCTCAGTTTGGTTCCCGTAGGCGCGTTCGGCGATATGGCAAACATTGCGACCGTCGCAGCGAGTATCCACCAAGAGCCAGAAGAAGTAGTGTTAAATGAAGAAGTAGTCCCAGAACAGGAGATAGAACCCATGTCAGAAGTAACCGCACCAGCAGTTGAGGCAACAATCCCAACCGCACCAATTTTCGCACAAGCCAAACGTGAATTCGTATTGCCATCAGCAGGCGAATGGATGGCCGCTTACCACATCGGTGGCGACACATTCTCAAACATGAACAAAGCAGTTGCTGAATACTCCGCATCAAAGCGCACAGCACTACAAGCTGCCGCAGGCGACGTGCTTACCACGGACACCCCTGGCTTGCTGAGCACCGTCGTGCTTGGACCTTTAGTACAGGATCTAAATTTTTTGAGGCCTGTAGTCGAAGCTGTAGGCGCTCGCGCTTATCCTGACAACGGTCAGCAAAAGACTTTCATTCGTCCAACGATCACCACGCACACAAGCGTTGCTGCACAATCAACTGAATTGTCTGCAGTATCTGCAACAACAATGGTCATTGCGAGCAATACAGTTTCCAAGACCACACTCGCTGGGCAGGTCACCCTTTCGGCACAGGACATCTCGTTTACGAGCCCCGAAGCAATGCAACTAATCTTGAATGACCTCATGGGCGAATACATGATCGCTTCGGACAACCTTGCAGCAGACAACTTGCTCTCCGCAGCAACATCGTCTGGCGTATGGGACGGCACCGTAGCTGACTTGTTGAAGTCGGTTTATGACTCAGCTGTAGACATCTCAAACGGTCGCAACTGGACACCAACCCACATGTTCGTAAGCCCAGACGTATGGGGTCAACTTGGACAACTTGCCGACACAACTGGCCGTCCAGTATTCCCATTCATTGGCGCAGGACTCACCGGTCAGAACGCACTTGGAAACGCAAACGCATCTTCATGGAACGGCAACCCACTTGGGTTGCAATTAATCGTTGACTCGAATTTTGCGGCAAAGACCATGGTTATAACAAGAGTGGGCCAAGGCCAAGGCGATGCTTACGAATTCTATGAGTCAATCCGTGGATTGCAGTCATTGGAGAACCCGTCAGTTTTGGGACGCAACATGAGTTTCTACGGCTTCGTATCAACCTTTGCAGCAATCCCAGGAATGATTCGCAAGATCACCCAGGCCTAGTCGAGAGCGGAGCAACCGCTCATGGCTACATACACAGTTACTAACAAGTACCTGATTGACAACTTTGCCGTACTGCAACTCCTGACCCCATCGGAGATTGCAGTCGGCAGTTCAATCACGGTTGCTGGAGTTGACGCAACATTCAACGGCACTTATTCGGTGCGCGCATTGCCACAGTATTTGTTTTTGGGAATTGATACACAGGGCGACCTGCTCTACGACTATCAAATACCAATTGCCGATCAGGTGCTTTACGCCAAGACCGCAAGCGATGTCGAGCGTGTCGCAGCGTCTGGAACAGTTGCCAATGACCCTGTTTGCACATGGGTGACGGCCGCGCAAGTCATGTCTTACCTTGGCATCACGATTACGAACCCATCAGACGATTACACGTTGCTCACGCAATCTGTGTCAGCTGGCAATCAATTTTGTTTTCGCAGGCGTCAGGAATCGGGCTATATCGACTCCCTAACGACCTCACCAGGCGGTGACGCAACATTGGGCACTTTGATGTATTGCGCCGCTCTGTGGCGCTCCAGGGGCTCAATAGAGGCAACCTACGCCACGTTTGACGGCATGGGTTCGGCACCACAGCAAAGCCTGACCCCGATCGTCAAGCAACTGCTTGGCATTCCTCGTCCAGCGGTTGCCTAATGTCGTACACCGACCTGTTCAACGAAGCGATAGACGACGTCACCGCGACGCTGACCGCTGTGTCTGGTCTTCGAGTAATAAATGACCCAACACGTCTCGTTCCTAACTCGGTCTATTTGGACGCGCCAAACTTCACCACGTTTGCTGGCAACGGCAACATTGTGCGCCTTGAGTTTCCGATCAAGGTCATTGGCTCTGGGCCTGCAGGTCTGCCGGTGCTCCGATCGATCTTAAGCATTGTTGCAAGTGTGCTTAACTCGCCGATCATTGTTATGGCTGGCCGTCCGTCAAGCCTTGAGATCGGTGGCGCGTTGTACCCGTGCTACGACCTTGATTGCGCTATCCAAGCCCAGACCGCATAATCCACAACTACCGAATACAAATCATCTACTATCAGATCAGAACTTAAGGAGCAAACATGCCAGCATCAACTTACCTCTCGAACCCAACAGTCAAAATTGGAACCGCAATCGGCACCATTGTTGACATCACCGATCAGGTCAGCGCAGCGACGTTGACGGTTACAGCGGAAGCTCTTGAAGACACCGCATTTGGCCAGACATCCCGCACCATGACGGCAGGGTTGTTCTCGAATAGTTTGACATTGACGGTCTATGCCAGTTATGCAGCGTCAGAGTCATACGCAGTTCTTGCACCGTTGCTCGGCACTAAGTGCACCGTCAAAGTAAATCCAGGTAGCGGTGCTGATTCGGCAACGAATCCAGGGTTTATTTTAGAAGGGGCCTATTTTTCTAGCCTGCCTGTGATCAACGCGTCCTTGGGTGAGCTTAGTGTCTACGAGATTGAGCTCCAGGGGGGCACGTACTCGGTTGACGTAACCGCATAATTAACGGCTCCAAGCCGACATAGGAGAACAAATGAAAATCAAGTTGCAGTTAAAGCGCACACCCGACAGCGCCCCAGAGTATTACTACACAAACCTGTTTGTGGTCACGGAATGGGAACGGCTTGAACGTCGCAACATTCAACAGCTCTCCGCAAACCCGTTGTACTCGGATTACGCCTGCTGGATGCACACAATTCTCAAAATAAAAGGCGAGCAAGTTGGTGACAACTGGCGCGAATGGCTAAGCAAAAACCCTGACATCGACATTCTGC